GCCATACTCGTCCACTTCCTTGCCAGTGTTCGGGTCCTGCCCCCGCACCTGCGTAAACCACACGCACTCAAGCTGTTTGCAGTCACCCTGCACAAGCGGACAGAAAGTACCTTGCTTCAGTTGCATCAGGAACGGGTGCAGATGATCAGGTCAACGTACTGAACCCGCATGTCCAGGTCCGCGCCTGTGAATCCGTGGCCATGGGCGCTGCCACTACCTGTATTCCCGATGCTTGCGCCCGTATAAGCCAGCTGGATCTCGATCCTCGTCTGATTATGGCTTGTTGCTGCCACAACGCCGCTTGCAATCTCGTTGTTGCCGCCACCACCCGCAGAGGAATTTGACTTCGCCCTCCATGGTGAATTGTGGCTGTGACCAGGGTCCTCAATGGCATGATGGTGCCCTGTATCAATAAACGCGTGGGTATGCGATGGCAACTCCGCAATAATCAACGCGTGATCATCGACCGTCCCAGAGATACCCCTATTGGCAAACGCAGAGGTGAATGAGAGGTTGCCGCCAGTCGTCACACTGCCGCTAACAACCCTCAGCGCTTTGTTGTTATGTGTTGTGTCCTTTGTCCAACCTGTCGGTGCTGCACTTTGCTGGAACAGCATCTTGGTCCCTGGCTCAAAGCCACTCATCACATCCCAGCTGGCACCACCTAGGTCGTATGCCTTCAGCTGATAGGGGCTTGTCGTTGTATCGACCCACAACGTCCCATCTGCTGGCCCTGTAGGTGCAGTGCCTGAGACGTAGGTACCATTCTTCTTCACCCAACTAGTTGTTGGTATGCGGGTGGAGTCATCAGCTGCAGCTGGGACTGCACCAACCTCAATCTTGGGCTCACCCTGCAAGACAGGCCTCAGTGGGTCGACTGTCTCTGTTGTGTAAGTGCCAGAGACATCCCCCAACGCTTGGGCGATGTATTCCAGCAGGACGCCAATCTCTGCACGGAACTCAGAACGAGTCACCGCAAGGTTGTCGAGGTTCCCAGCTTGCTCTGAATTGGGCAGGTTGGTCATGGTCAGTAGCCGACAGCAACGACATCCACTAAGCCAGAGATCACGTTGCCTGATGGGTCAAGCAGACGCACCTCAAACCAGGCGGGATCTTTGCCCCTAATGTAGGCAGTCGCTGGGATGGTTACCGTTCCAGGCGGATCCTGCAGTGTCAGGTTTACTGCTTTGCACTTATTGGGGAACTGTTTGGGGAAGTAAATCCGTTGCGTTGTGGCATTAACAACGACATCCTCCATGGTCTGCCTGATGTCTGGATAATCCAGGTCAACCTGCACATCCTCAAGGACAGTTGGAGTCACGCCGTCAACTGAACGAATACGGCAAGCAATTTCGTAGTTCCCTGCCTCTAGTTTCTCGAATGGCACATAGGGGTGATAGTCCTCACCGATCACCACATTGGTGTCGAGATACATGTAATCCGACTGCGGGTTCGGATACATCGGATCCGTCTGCGGGTTCGGATACATCGGATCATCGACATCGCTGCCGATGCGACGAATCGACCACTGGTACGTGCCAACGCTGGTGGTTGTAATCAGGATGCCTGACTGGTCCGCTACAACCTGGAAGGGGTAGAAGTAAGTTCCATCCTGTGTTGGATCAATCTGCTCTAGATGCCCAGAGCCATTGATTTGCATATTGTCCAGCTGACCGTTCCAACCAGGTGCTGCATTATGTGTCTCGACAACGTTGGTCGGGATTGCATCGCCGAAATTGACCACGGTTGAGGCTTGGTCATCACTCACCCAGCCAGTACGGTCAACCGCGCGGATCATCACGGTCCACACACCACCATCAAACAGGTTGGTTTCGAAGTACCGCTGATCACCTGGCACGCCATCAGCAAACAGCGACACACCAAGATTCCAGTCGTTGTTCAGACCTGCCTTGTAACGGACAAGAAACTGCGTGATATCTGTGACTTTGCCGAGAGGCCAGTTAGGTGTTGGTGCGACTAGGGGATTGCCAGCAGAATTGCTATTGATCTCACTGGTCGGCAGTAACCAGCTGAAGCGACGGCTTGGTGCGGTGCTTTCCGTATCAGTGTCAGTCACCACGGTGAATAACGCTGGCGCAGGCGGCACAATGTCCGCTCGGTCAACGATCGTGGTTGCGTAAGTATCACCTCGAAGCCCCTGAACTGATGTATTCAGAGAGACGCGAACGTTCCAGTTGGTGTCGGCGTGGAATATACAAACCGCATACTTCTCAAGTTCAAAATCTCCAAACAAATACCAGCCTTCTGCATCTGGCGGTTTGATGCCAATTGCTTCTGTTGCTGTTAGCGGTCTGTTTGGTTTAACCTCTACCCGCATCCCATTTACATAAGGCGGAACACGCAGAGAACTCAGATCCCAAGTGAACAGCTGCGATCCACTCGATTGATTCTGGAAGGTCAATACCCCAGGTACAGAGCCCAGATCAGGCAGTGAGAACCAAACGGTGATGTCATCAGCAACGACTGGATCGCTCCAATCCGATTGGATTTCTAAGCGGCCAACAGCAGCAATGCGGACGCGGAACCTATCACTAATTGTGAGCTGTTCGATTGGCACCATCTCGCGGTCATCACGCTGGAATGGCGTCTCCACCCAAGCGTTTGCCCATACGACTGAGCCGTCGTCCTGCACCGTCCCAGACTGCCACTGCAGACGGTAGTAGTTGACCATCAGGTCATACTCAAACAGCACCTCGTTGTTTTCTGGTGGCGCCCAGCGCACATCGATCTTCGCCTGGTTGTTATCCCAAACGATCTGGGCTTTGATACCGCGAGGCACACCTGGTGCGACTGCTTTGAATAGGTAGTTTTCGTCTTCTTCGAGCGGCGTGTCAAAATCCACCGCGTTATAGATATCCTCGCGGTAACGCAGCGCCGAGATGTTGTACGCACCTTCCTCAGCCTGCTCAACCGTTAGAACACGGAAATCCTGAGCGCTCCTTGCAGGGAACTCCATCAGGAACGGGAACATCGGATCTGGTGGGTTTGGTCCGATGTCCGATACGACTACGACATCACCAAGACCCTTGCGGATCTCCCCGCGTGGGGTAACATCAGCGTCGTCCCATTCGAGTGTCCCAGGGTCAAACCGCGAGTCAAATGGGTTTGTGCAGATGGTGATGATCCCGTCATCAACATCACTCAGGTCAAAATCCTCAAACGTGATGGGGTCGTAGCAATACCCCTCCCCGTTTTCCCAGTCACTGAGAACAGCACCGCTGCCGACGGATTGAATTGAAGTGGTGTATAGCCGAGGTTGATTGTCGGCGTCGTTATACATCCACGACATGGTGGCGCCGATGTACCCACCAGGAGGCGCAATCGGTGCATAGTCAACAGTCACATGATTGCCAACAACGCCCGTGATGCGACCACCAGCACGTACTGCTGCTTTGGTTGGATCTGCGATCTTGATGATGTCACCAGGGCGTAGCGACATCCCGATCTCATTGGTGGAGAACGAGACCGTGTCATCAAGTAAACGCTCACTCAGCAGGAACCAATTGGCGGCACGCATTGCCTGCCCGCGACTGGTTACACCCAGAAGCCTCAGATCTTTTGGGCGGTAACCATACGCCTCAAACGTCTCGTCATCGGTGACGTACTCAATCCGAGTCTCAAAGTTGTTCTCTGGGTCGTCCCAGCTAGCAAGGCAAACCGTATGGCGTGCACGACGGGCAGTGCCTGAGTAGGTGAAGTTACCAGTGGAAACCTGCCCATCGTCCGACACCTGCTCGATGGTGTTGGACTCGTTGAAGGTGAAGATCGCATCCTTATCGCGGTCTTGCGCCACCACCGCAATCGATGCGGCGTAGTAAAGGAGCCCGCGGAAGATGCTGCTGATTTGCTGCAGCACGTTCCAGGCTTCTTCGCCGCTTTGCAGCAGCAGGTTGCAAGTAAAACGTGGTTCAGTGCCGCCGCCATACGCTGGCACCTGCTCGTCGCAGTATTGCGCGACTGAATACAGACTCCATTTATCGACCGAGTTGGCGTCGATATATTGCCCTGCGCCGTAGCGGTCATTCAGGATCAGGTCACGCAACACCCACGCTGGGTTGTCGCTATAGGCGACCTTGAACGTGCCGTCCCAGGTGCCTGTGTAAGTTCGAGCGACTGGGTCATAGTTTGAGGGGACTTCAATCTTCATCCCCTTAAGGTCAATCGAGACGTTAGGGATAGCGCTATAGAGGTCCGCCCTGATTCCAACCGACAGCATCGAACTGTTGGCGTAGCTGAACTTCTGGTCCAGCGATAAAGTTACGGTGCTGAAATTGAACGTTGATGTGTACTGACGGTCAGTGCCAATAAAGTAATCATCGTCTTGTGACAATCTTGTGACCTTGATGGTCCAAGTTGGTCCTTGCCCTTCAAGTAAGAACTCGTGGCTGCGCTGGAACGTAGAGCTAAACTTTCCTTGAATTTTGTCGTCAAAAACAACTCGATTAACGCCAAGTCCGTCTGTGTATTCGACCTTGTAGTTGGCGCCTGCATCGCGGACATCGCCATCACCCAGGTCAAGAGTCTGTAGACCCTCCCAGGTCAGCAACACACGGGCGTAATACGCAGCACCAGTGACTGCACCAGTTACTGCCTTCGTGACAGGTTGCTGGTACCTGCAGACAGTGTCGATTGTCTCGACCTGCGAGACTCGGTTGTAATCAGGGACGCCAGTCTGCGCCCCTTGGGGTCTTCCCCAACTGAAGACAAGATCTTCAGGTTGTGGGTTTACGTCATCCGCATTTGAACGGATCGGTGTGTCATCTAAGTAGACAGACCTCTCTAGGCCCTCTTTGGTGTTGCCGTTATAGGGGCCTTCAATCTCACCTTCGCACAGCAGGAACTGCAGCTTGGCGAACGAGATCGTCTTCAGTCCCGCATCATCCTGAGCGATGATCGGTGGCCTGGGCGATTTAGGCCCTTTGCTGCCACCACCGCCTCCACCACCACCGCCACCGCCGCCGCCTGCACCGTGGATCCTTTTCATCACAGTTCCTCGCGGTTGACGTAACCCAGCAAACCCTGTGCCCCAGTTGTGTTTACCTCCCGCGTTGCGGGCAATGGTGCCAGCGTAAAGCTGACCAGACGAGGGGCCGGAATCCTCCTCCGTCCATATAAGACAGGCACGACTTCACCTTGTGCACCGTTAGACGCACCACGGGTGAACAGGTTTGATTCAAGCTCGTTCGAGCTGTTCTCTCCTGTCTTTGCTTGCGCTGGTAGCACAGGTGTTGGTGTAATCAGCTGGGCAATGCCGCCCAACACCATCGAGGCACCTAAAGCACCCAGAGCGAAGCCAGCACCAGGAATGATGAACGCTGCGGCAATTAGCGCGACACCGATGATGATCGAAAAGAAACCACCGCCGCCGCCGCCACCTGCACCCCGCACCAGTGGAGCAAACACAATGTCAGCACTAGTTTCACGATCCAGCTCCTCGACTTCCAACCCAGTTGGGTCGTCTGTGATGACACGCCAAGCAACGCCTCGGTTGTGCTGCTCCAGTGTCCACGCCTTGAGACCTGGACACAGCACGCATAATGCGCGGAATGCTTCGGCTGGTGATTTAACCGCAAGGCGAAATTCACGCCCAAACTTTCGACCAGCTGCGCCGAGGAGTTTGATTGTCCTCAGTTGCTCCACAAGGCAAACGGTCTGATAACCCAGTTTAGGCGCCTTGCCCAATAGCCCCCGAAAGTCTGCAGCCTGCTACTGCCGCCCACTGGGTGATGCATAAAGTGCTTGCTAGTGGTGAAGACTCCAACATGATCGGTGTGACCAGGGTGATCACCGAGGTTCATCAACAGGATGTCGCCAGGCTGATAAACACCATTTGGGACTGCTCTGCCGACGTTGTGCCATTCCAGGTCGAATGAGTTGAACTCAGGGGTGTTCCATTCGCCCCAGCAGCCACGCTGCCACGATGGCAACTCCACCCCCATCTGCTTAAGCGCATCACTCACCAGGCTGTAACAGTCATAGACACCGAAAACGAATGGGCGACCTTCTAGTGGTGCAGTGGTAGTTGGGTCGCATTGGTGGAAGCTGTTATCCCGAAGGCAGTAAACCGCCCAAGGCAACGTGTCGCTTGCCATCACAGACTGATCTAGTGGGCTAAAACCAGCCAGCCGCAGATGTGAGTGCCAGATGCCCTTGATCTGATCATCGAAGCGTGCGTAGTGCTCAGCTGAGATCTCAAACTCGTTGACGGGGTCGCTGGCAATGTTCGGGACCTGCAGCGTTTCGCCGCTCTCCAGAACAAAGCCGCAGGTTTCACGGTCTGGTGTGGAGGTCGCAAACAGGCGGATCGTGTCCTTCTGATCTTCAGTCAGCCAATGCATCAGTCGAGGCTCAGCCCTGGGAATCCTCCATAGGGTAGATCTACATCACCCGTAAATCGGAGCTTGCAGCTTGTAACACGCTTGCCACATTTATCTTCTGATGGAATTGAGGTTGGTTGATCCTTCAAATCAGCAACTGCACCGCCTGTATAGCCACACTCAGCGCTGCGGTAAACCCAAGGGCAGGCATAACGAAGCGCACGACGACGTGGCAGCGTCACACCATCAAGATCAAACGGGGTGCAAAGCTCAAAGGTGACGAACAGCTTGTTTTCGCTTATTTTCTGCTGGATAAACCAAGTCTCATCAGGCCAGCGGGCATTGACGTCAGGAGTGCTGCCGCTATCCAGGTGTCGTGCCAGCACTCGGCGGCGGTAAACCTTGGCGCCAAGTAAGTCGTTGAAACTGTTAATCAGTGATGTCGCTTCAAGCCCAATGTTGCTGATGGTGATCTGCGGGTTTGGCAGCACGCCTTCATTACGAATCTCAAAACCAGATGCCTTGTAGGGGATTGGCAGATAGGTATTGCCACCAAATTTGACAGGCTGCCCGTCGGTTACAACCCAGTTGCAGAAAAAGAAGAACTCCGAGCTGTAGGTAGACTTGCGGATAAACCCCCTCGGTTCCACGTCAGCGTCGTCCCACTCAGCTGTACCTGCATCAAAGGCTGGTGAGCTATAGCCAGGCGCATCGGTGCAGATACTGTCGGTGCCATTGTCAACATCGCTCTGCAGCCAGATGTAGATAGGCACAGGGTCGCAGACTGCATCTGCGTTGTCCCAGTCCGGACCTGTCGGTTGCTCATCTGGAATCGACTGAACACCAGAGAACAGGTCGACTGCGAACAGCTCGATGATCGCGTCACCTTGAAGACCTTGCTGGTCTTCGTGGAACTGGAAGGTGCGATCAGCTGCCATCAGTCGTACCAGCGCCGAAGGCGGAAGGAGATCGACACCAGTGTGTCAGTGCTCCAGCTCCAATCCCACTGAACGGGATCAAGGATCCACTTGCTTGACGTAGCTTCCTGCGGTGGTATCCAAAGGAAAGGCTTTGGTCCGTTGGCGATCAGCTCCGCTTCGAATGCCTGGGCATCTGCGATATCCATCAATGGGGTGCTCACGTCCCAGGTGTAGTTGACGGGATTGAGCCCGTCTTGACGACGTGCCATGTAGCCGTCGCCGTACTGCTGCTGGAGAGTCCGAAACGATGCGGACTTCTTTGCCTCGGGGGTGACGCAGAGGTTGCTAAGTGAGACAGGCTGTGTGCAATCGACGGGCATGACTTAACGGGTAAGGAGACCACCAGGGCGGCGTTCGCGGGTGAGGATCGCCATGGTGCTGGATTCGATCATTCGTCCGAGCTTGCCTGCGTTCTTTGCATCCACGCTAGTTCCGCTGTCGGAGATGTTGATGTTGACGACACTGTTGACCTCACCCCCCATAGCGTCGTTCGGAATGATCGTTCCTCTGGTACCTGGGACAAATAGCTCGGGACCCCGTTCCCCAACAATCGAGGGTTTGTTTACAGGCGGGTTTCCTCCGTTTGCAAAGCGAGGAATCGGACCGAAACCGCCCAGAAGGTTTGCGGCACTTGCACCTGCATCGGCTGAGCCGCCCGCAAAATTGAATCCGGAATCAAGACCTGCAAACTTGCGGGCAATGCCGATCGCGATGTACTGAGCAATCATCTGCGCAGCAGTCTGAGCTAACTGCTCAGCAAGCCCGTTCAGGAAATCAGCAAAGGCTTGCTCAACGGATTTCGTTCCAGCCGCCACCTCACGGAGACCGCCGACAAGACTGCTGACTGGTCCTTGGATTAGACCCAGTGCCTGGTTGTAGGCGAGCTGTTGTTTTTCAGCTGCAGCAATCTCGGGAATCAGTGTTTGGAAGATGGATCTCTGTTCCTTTAGTCCCTTAATTTGCTCTCCCAGCGTATTAAACAGGTCTACGTCGGCTCCCTTTTGACGCTCTTCTAGTTCCGTAATCTGGTCGTTTATATTCCTAAGAGTATTTTCATAGCGGAAGGCTTGTTCTAGTTTTTGCTGATTAAACGCGTCAGCTATAAAGTTGCCCGTAGGCAATGCCAGTCTGTCTCGTTCTTGCTCCAGCTCACGGCGTGTGTTGATGGCTTGCTGTTTACGCTGTAAAGCTGTTATTGCTAGTTCTGTTTGGAGCGCCCTCTTCCTTTGCTCATTTAATTTATTTTCTAGGTTGTACTGATCTATAAGCAGCTGATACTGGTCTCTATAGACACTGTAAAGTATAGTTGCTTCTTCTGCAGATTTAGCGTTGGCCGCGCTTTGTTTATATTTAATGTCTAGTATCTCTAGCTGCCCATCCCGCTCCAGTGCTAACTGTTTACCTCTCTGTTCAAGCGCAGCTAGTTCGCCTTTCTCGAACTGAGTGTTTCGTACGGAGTAGTCAAAGCGGTCTTTTAGAACATTTATCTCAGAAATCCTGGCGGCGTATACCTGCTTTTGTCGAGCTTCTGCTTCGCGTGCGGCAGACGCTGCGGCAGAGGCTGCTCTGGACTGAGCACTTTGTAGAGCCCTATTTCTTTGACTCTCCAGGTTTGCAATGCCTATTTTCTGTTGCAGTAGTGCAACCTGCCGCTTGAGAATCTTCTCGCCATCCTCTAATTTACTATTGTTGATCTCTTCGAGTTCTGCCAGGTATTTGACTATGACGACCTGCTTAGCTAGTTCAAAACCCTTATCTGTTGTTATGTCTAGTCCTGAATTTAGAAGGTCTAGTTGTGCCTGGAGTTCTTCACTTTGGCCACGTAGAGCTATTTCGCGCTGCTTTGCGGCCTGTTGAAGTTCTTTCTGGCGTTTTTGGAACTCTGGGCTTTGCTCAGGTGCGGTAGGTTGTACACCTTCTGAGCGGTCTCGCCCTGCGTTTTGAAGCGCATCAAACTGAACTCTGGAAATACCAAAAGGACCAGAATACGATGCTCCGGTGATTATGTTTTTAACCCAGTCGGGCATATTACCGAACGCACCAGCAACAGCGTTGAGGAGACCAACAAACCCAACCATTGCGGGCAGTAGTTCACGCACCAGTGCTGAGTAAGCTTGCTGGTAACTTTTTTCTAGTTTTTTAGTTTCTTGGTCGTACGCAGCTAGTTGACTTACGGCATCGGGACCAAGTGTTTCGGTGATCTGCTGCAGCACAAGCTGCTGCGCTTCGTAGGACTTACCAGCCTCAAGCAGGCTATCTACTTGCTGTCTTATTGAGTCGTCTACTTTTAGACCTGCTTCTTCTAACGCTTCTAGTGCTTCTTTTGGCTTGCTAAGGCTGGTAGCTACATCCTTCAGCTTACTAGAAAAGTCATCGAGAATTTGACCAACAGCACCACCAAGAATTTGCCCACCAAATCCAGTTCCCACGAATGAGCCAGCGATACTGCCAGCAACGGAACCTGCTCCAGCACCAAACAGAAGCGGGAAGCCTGCACCCAGCGCGAGGTTTTCTGCGAACTTACCGCGCTCTTTACTACTCTGCGCTGCGGCGTCCTTTGCTGCTTTGCGCTCTTTTTGCCTGAATGCAAGAACTCTTCTGGCTACATCAATACGTTTCTCTTCAGCAGTCAGAAGACTATCTATCTCTACACCAAGTTTCTTAGCCGTGTTGAAGTCATTAACCCGGATCGCATTACCGGCAAGGGCAACTTTATTTCTTAGTTGCTCCTGCAGTACGTTATTTGTTGCAAGTTTGTTGATACGTTCCAGGCGCTGAAGATTTTCGCCGCCTTGTTCCTGTCGCTGCGCCCTGTTTGCTCTGGCTCTATACAGTTGGCTCTGGCGCTCATTAGCGCGTTCCAGGCTTCTGACAATGGCGTCG